GGAGTAGCTAATGGAGTCTTCCTTAGCACTCAGCACCTTTTCTTCGGATGCAAGCGCGATGACATTATCGAATGTAATCGCGCCGGAGTCAAGTACAGGATCCGCTTTGATCCTGACCGCCTGTTTGCGTTTCCGCTGTATACCACCGCACCTGGGATGTCACCTGACACCCTAATGGATGGTCGAGACCTTGTAGCATATCGTTGCCTTCAAAACGAAATGCCCTTCTTCTCTGATATTCGAAGTCATTTCATGCCTCCGCATGGAGTGGACAATTTCGGTAGTCGGACGGCGATGATGTTGATACAGAATGAAGGAGACACTCCACGTCTCAATCAAACCCTCATGGGGGTTTCTGTCAACAAAACGCCGTGCCGTCACTACAACGAAGAAGGGTCTAAGTGGCAACTTATACCTGCAACCCTTGACTATCCCAACACGAAAACGCATTATGGACATTGTGGCAGCCCTATTGTCACGAATTTCCATGGAGTTCACATCTGTGGACTTCACGTCGCTTGTACCGATGAACCAGATGGCCTGTCTTCTACTGGCCATGCTGAGATTGTCACCCGTGCCGAAATCACCATGCTCGAAGAGATGCGATGGTTCGATATCATTCTGAAGCAGGGTAATCCTCTTACCTTGTTGCCGCGTAGTGTTGCTCCTCAGTACTGTATTGAGGAGAAGGAGAGTAAATGGTTTCATGAAGAAGAAGATATCGCCATCACTCCTGTTGGCGTTATCAATAAGCCGTGCGTCCTTCCGATGCGCGACAAAGATAAACCATCCCCTCTCTACGACAAAATCTACAAACACACTACCGGAAATTCAGTGATTCGACCGAACGACCCTCGTGTTGACGAAGAACTCAGACACGAATCGCCTCTCAAGCGAGCCCACCGCAAGTACGGGAATCCTTCCGAAGGATTCCTTCCATACATCATGACCTACGTTCTTTCCTTCCTGTCAGAAATGTTCAAACCTCGTCCCGGAGCCATTCGCAGAGTACTCACGTACGATGAAGCGATCAATGGAATGCCCGATGAGCCATTTTGTGAAAAACTCAATATGGCCACGGCTCCTGGATACGGTTGGAATGTTAATGGCAAGACTGGAAAAGAATGTTGGTTTGATGTCGTTGATGGAAAATACGTCATGAAGCCGGAACTTGAAGACGCCTGCGAACTCTATTTGCAGGGTCTGAAAGACAACGAAATCGGAAACCACCTTTGGAAAGCAACGCTCAAAACTGAACGAAGACCTCTCGAAAAGATCAAGAAAGGCAAGACACGGCACTTTGACATAGCGCAATTGCCTTATGTCCTTGTGAGCCGTCGTCTCTACCTTGCCTTCAACATGAATTTTCTCGCTGGCCGACATGAAACGTTTAGCGGAGCCGGTGTCAATCCCTATTCTAGGGAATGGCATCGCTTTGCGACTTATCTGTTGGCTGCTGGACCAGACATGTTTGATATCGACTACGAACAGTTCGATTCGAGATGTTCTCGTGAAATGATGGGCTTAGCTTTCCAAGTGCGGAATGACTGGTATGATGATGAATACCGTCAGGTCCGCGACAACCTTTGCAGCGAGATGCTTTTCCGCTTTGAAGTTGTTGGGGATGCAATTAGTCAACTCTGTTGCGGCAACCCATCAGGAGATTCTGGAACCACTGTTACCAACACTCTGATCGGTTGCGCATATGTACGTTACACCTACATAATTGCTGCACCCCTCGAACTTTCGAGCGACGAAGCGTTTCTTGAAAACGTTCACTGCAAAATCTTGGGAGATGACTGCGTGATAGCTGTCAGTCCAAAAGTCCGCGATTTCTTCAATCCCACCTCAATGAAGGAAATCCTTTCTGACTATGGAGTCACTATTACGAGTGCATCGTCCCAAGGGCAGGCTGGGAAGGGAGATCTTGGCGGATTTTCGACTATCGAAAACGTCACATTTTTGAAGTGTGGCTTTTTCTTTAGCCGGGAACTCGGCAAGATCTTCGTCCCAACCATGGCCCTCAACACCATCCATGAACTAACCAACTGGGTTAGTGCGGAGTTGGAAGATGACTTCGCCCTTTGTGTTGATAACTGCAACACCGCCTTGCGCATGCTCATGTTTTACGGAGAAAAGGAGTTTTCCGTAATGCGCCGCCGAATTTCTGTTGAATTGGATCGTTTGCCGTGTGTTAAACCTTATAAGTTAGTTACCTACATCGACCTCCAGTGGCAGTTCCTCATCGACAATGTTGGATACTTTCCGAATATGGCCCCAACTACGCGAGCCAAGCAAGCGTTGGAGTCACCATTCGAATTGTAATGCCACAAGCTCATGCCGAAGGGGTTGTTACTGCAACTAGTACTGAAAATACTATTGTGGTACCTCGCCCCCAAGTCAAGAAAGTCGATGTTACTGCTGCTGAGAGATCTTGGAGTGTTAATGATTTAGTTAAACGTCCTATTTGGGTCGGAGAAGCCAACTGGAACTCCGTCCAGCCAATAGGAAATTGTATTTTTACTCAGTTTCTACCCCAAGCGTTCTTTAACCAGCCTCTGTTCAATCAAGCCTTTGATTTGTTCAATTTGTCGCGTTTCCACATGACTGTTACTTTTACGATGACTGGAACCAAGTTTCACCAAGGATGCCTTATGGCTTCTTGGCGACCCATGGTTGCCAATGACGCGACCCACCTCAAGACAATGAATTCTCTTTACGTTACGCCTCATACTTTTATGCGTGCCGACCGTCCTAACACGGTCAAGTTTGAAATTCCTTTTCGTTACGAAACCGCGTGGTATCCTCATTACCTGAATGCTCCCGATGAACCTTTTGGTTCGATCGGTTTGTTTGTGTTTTCGCCTCTTGTTTTTGCAGCTGGAGCAACACCCCAGCTGTCTATTTCTATTACTGCTCAGTTCGACACCCTCGAGTTGCACATGCCTAGAACACCGTTTACGTTGCTGAATCCTACGGCCCTACTGGCTGCTACAAAGGAAGAAGAAGAGAAGGTTCCTAGCCCTCCGTCCGCAAGGTCGTTGAGTTCTAGGGTCCCTATCCTCCCACCCATTGTAACGCCGCAAGGGTCTACAGAAGACGCAACGGTAGGCGGTGGCGTCTCCGAGAAACCGCCGGTGATTGGAAGGCCTGTACCTTTGCCACACCTGCGTAGGGACGTTTGTGTATCCTATCGCGATATGTGTAAGCGACTATACCAAGTTAGCCGAATCACTACTCCTGTAGAAAATACCGCCTCAAACTACACTTTCAGTTTCCCTTCCTTCAACATGATGGACGCCACAGCGTTGTATCACCCCTGGATCAACGCCACACCAATTGCACCGATAGCCAATATGTACCGACTCGCCCGCGGCAGTATCAGGTATGAGTTCGATTTTCAACTCAACAACCCGCGTACTGTAACTGGCGTGATCGGATTAGCCGCCGAGAATCTGCAATGCTTCGCGATGTTTTTGCCTAAGTATTTTCCTGCTTTACAAGACGCCACTAAGTTGCCAATTTATTATTTTGTTCCGGGTGCGCCAGATTCGCCTTTCTGGGCACCCGTTGTTTCCTACGTTACACCTGCATCAGGTCAAGATGGATATCCCTTCGGGGAAGTATCCAGTCTTATGCGTACGGCGGGGTCCAACTACGCCCGCCTTCCACTTGCTGATCCCTCTGGAGTTAAGCAAATCAACTACTCACCTTACCACTGCATGGCACCGATGATGGCTTCTGCCAACGGCTTTTCCTGTTCGTTAGCATTGGAAATTCCCTTTGTCCATAACACGGACGCTTATCGCGTTCCGAATATCTGGGACAATTCAACTTTACCAGATAACAATTGGATCGGGGATGGACCAGTGCCTTCTCACGGGACAGGCAATAGGCAAACGCCATATCCTACCCACGGATTGTTCGGGCCTGCTTTTAGTCCCGGAACAATAGTCTACGGAGTTCACAATACCACACCGAAATTGCTGAGCGGGGTTCCAACCACGAGCCCCCTGTTCGTTACTAGTGTAGTTTCTGGAGCGCTGGGAGATGATTTCAGGTTTGGATGTTTGTCGAATATGGATTTCACCTTCCTCAATGGACAGTATTATCAAGATGGTACTTTTGCACCATCTCTGAACACCGACATGTATGATCATACTGCTCCACCACCATTCGCCGCAACATCTGCGCCTGCAATCAAATCTTCAGTGCTCTCTGACGACATAAGATTAGTTACAGCACAAGGTAATACGTCATCGACCAGTGTGGTCCAGCACTTTGCTGGGGCTGTGTCTGGAACCGTGCCTATCAACGTCACGGGGGATAAGTGGGATAACAAGCTGGATCTGTCCATCCCGACCACCGGTATGGATAAGCCATCTTGTACACTACAAATCCCGAACGGAAAGATGTTTCAGTTCAATTGGAGGGCATGCGATACGGGTATCTTCATGGGTGAACGTCAAGCACTCACCGCCTCTGATACCGATGAAGCGCGTCCCGGTGATTTTGGGACAGAACAGGACGAGATGGCTTTCGAAGTAATTCGAAAGATCCCAGGAATTTGTCTAACTATTCCTTGGGATACGACACAGGTTGTGGGAACGGCACTGTTTCACATGCCTATCTCACCTGTCGTATTAAACAACAACTCATCCGTTATTTCTGCCTTCAACATCCCGAGGCCCGGAACCGGTTATCAGGGTTACATGTTGGAAAAGACCTGTATCCCATTCCTCTATTGGCGTGGCGCTCTGCGCTATCGGTTTAGACTCTTCGCATCAGGATTTCATACCGGAAAACTATTCATCGCCATCAACTACCATCCTTACCGCTCAGGGCAACCACAAGCGTTTTCAGGAGGCGTGGCCGCATTCAATCAAATTGTTCCTAATGATTTTTCTGCGGCTATGTCGCAATACGGAATCTACATTGATTTGTCTGATGAACAACACGACATCGAATTCGAAGTCCCATACGTTTCTCAAGACGTATTCACAGCAATCAATCATTTCGTTTCAAATCAAAAGAACAATATCGGCACCATCTCATGTTACGTTGTGCAACCCTTAGTAGCAGTACCCGGTATTGCGACGCAAATATCAACCGTCATGGAAATCTGGGCTGGAGATGATTTTCAAACTCATACGCTCAGTGCACAAGCATCAATCTGGTCAAACAGACCAGTACCACACAACGCGTGAAACCTTACTGTCACGTGATTGTATTATCAACTAATGAAAGC